CGCCCAGCCGTCTACTCTAGCGGGTTGATCGGACCATAATTCGACGCAAAGGTAAGCTCGTAAACGAGGTCTATCGTTATGTTGAAGCGTCCGTTCTTGACCGATTCCTTTTGCCGCTCGCGTGCGATTGTCCACGTTGTTCCCGTGAGTCGCTTTCTGAAGTCAGCGTCATCAACGCCGAATGCAACCTCCGGTGGGAGCGGCGACAGCGCCCACTGTCCACCTCCTGTAGCTCGCCATGGCAGCAGCAATGCCAGGGCCTCGGCCGACGTGCGGTTTTCGTAGATCAGCTTCCACTCGGCTTCGCTCGGGATCGAACCAAGCGCCTCCGGGAAAGCAGTCGATCTCCATTTTCCGGCGATGATTGGATAGCCAGGCAGGCGAAGCTCCCAGTCAGTCGGCGTGTAGGCCGGAAGTGTTACCGGCGAGTAAAGAGGGCTCATAAATCTTGCTCCTGCCTCAAGTACCCACGCACCCCTACCGGTATTTCAACGGTGCACCTACCAGCTTTCACTGGTCGCACCACCGGGGGACCGGTAAAGTGCCAAGTGGCACCGGCAAAGGGTGTCTCCATCAGGGCCGCAAGCTCGCCGCTTGTGCCGGCGAAAACCTCGGGCGGCATGTCCACGATCCCGTAGATTCCATAATTCTGATCCCAGACAGTGCAAAGTGATTCCGCTTGCTGGTAGGTGATGTTCTCCCATGTGAGCTGCATCTTATCGCCATCGGGCATACTGCTGAGCCCCCAGCGCTTGATCCTGCCATTGCGCATCTTCATTATCTTCTGGGGCCACTGCCCCATTGAGTACGTCCTTGCGGTCGGGACGATCCCCGGTAGCGCTGTCAGGATGCTCATTCTCCGCCACCTCCATCGACTGAGCCGCCACATACGGGGTTGGGCTCCAGCACCCAGTTTGCATCCGTGGCATACGTTGTCCAGTTCTTGCCGAGCAGGCTACATCCGTCTTCGTCGGTTGGATGGTGGAACGCTTGGATCGAGATTACGCCCTCTCCGTCAATGTCAATTTTCTTGATTTCATAGGTACGCATCCTTGTATTAGTATTGGGGATGGCGAAAAAGATATTTGCGGGCTCGGCCAGTCCATCCAGGATGGTTAGCGTTTGCTCTTGCGGGTCGGTTTGCATGTCCCACGTAAGCGCATCATAGGAGCCATCGGCAAGCGGCATCAGCCATGGTCGCGTGCTGACGATCGTTCCGCTGTCCTGAACAAATCCCTGGAAGGCTGTATTGTAATTGATTACGTCAATGTCAAGCTCAAAAAAGCCACCAGACTTCAACCGCGAAGCGAGAACGTCAGGAGTTGTCCTGAACGTCACTCGATGATCAATCAGCGTTACAAACCTGATGTAGTAGCAGGCAGCGTCGATTGCCTGCCGGCAGCTCGTGCACCACTTCGACAGGTCAAGCGTTTTCACTGGAGCGTTTGCACTGGTGCTCGCTTCACGCACAAGTGCTACACGCTCACGAGCGAAAAGCGGGGACTCGGGGCCGGCTGTTTCCTCGCGCCACTTAACCAGGACGGCAAATGGCTGCCTGGTTGTGTAGTCAATGCTGTCCAACCTGAAGGAGCCTTCTTCGATGTTGCCGTTATTGAATTGTGCCTTGATGTCGAGAGGATCATCAAACTCAATGCCTTTCTCAAGGTAGTAAACACCTCCCGAGTTTACCAACTTGAGAAGGTGCGCCTGAGCCACGTCCGTCGCCCAGTCGAGAATGTTAAGAGGCTCCGCTTCTACGGCGTCGTAGAAGTAGTTCCGATCCTGGCACCATTGCGCAGCAGCTTCAAAGCTGTCTCTGTCAATTTGCGCTAGCTGCGTTGCCGGCAGTGCCCCGAGATCGGGATTCGTCATCACCTCGCGCAGCCAGTCAGGGAACAGATGGCTCGACCCCTTCGTGTCCCCGTCCAGCAGTCTTGGCATCTCATAACCGTTATTACAGAATCCGCTAAACGACTGCAGGTTATTGATCTCCAGTGATGCCGCAATGTTGATCCCGACAACCCCAAGCGATTCGTATGATGGCGTGAGGCCAAGGTTTTCGTAGAAGTTGACTTGCGCAATGGTATGCTCTGGAGATGTGCCTACAGTGGTCTGCAGGTTGTCGTAAGGGAATGCTTCGGCGAACCTCGCGTAGCCATCGAACATAGAATCGTATTCTGGATCGGAGAAACCAAGCCCAATATCACGCTTGGGCTCAAGCTGCGAAATCTCGCGAACCGATGACTCCACCGGATCAATCGTGTAACCAGTAGTGTGAACCGAAACCCCGCCCGCGCTGACGCTGATCTCCTCGCCGCTATTTGTGTCCAGTACATAGATTGGCGATATTTCGGACTGGCGAATCCACCAGCTCGGCACGGGGACCAGTCTTACCTCCCATCTGTCGTGGGAGGGGAACGCAATCCGCATGTAGTTGTAAACTTCCTCCCCACTTATGCCGGCAACAGCGAAAACGACTGGAGCGACAGTGGGGACCGGACCCCTGATTGATCCGGCGAGCAAGAAAACGCCTGAGTCATAACTGAAATCCTCCGCGTCAGCGATGGCAAATTTCAGGGTGTACTCAACTCCTGGCGTGAGATCGGTGGCCGTGGATGTTAGTACAGCAGTGAGGCCGTCGTACTGGGTGGCATAGTTGCCTGAGCCAGGTGGATTATCCCGATAGTATTGTGAATTGGTAGTGTCGTTGACATTGTTGATAGCTACGGGGGTGGATGTTGAAGGGACGAGGGCGAGGTTGGTGAAGTTGGTCCCGTCATCGCTTATACTAAGAGCGAATATATCGTTATACTCGCTTCCCACGAACTCAAGATATTCATCCGACCCGAACACGTAGGTCCACTGAAGTCCGGTAGTTCCATGGGCGAGAGTTATTCTGAAAGTCAAGGTGGAGGCGTCACGTGTCGAGATGCCGGGCACCAGGCTGTTCAGGTAACCACTGCCAGCGTATTCATTATTCTGCGTAATATCTTCGACGCTATTCGACGGTAGCGCATTGGCCACTGAGCCAGTAGTTAGCAGGACGCCACTTGCTCCCGCCGGGTTTTCAAAAATCGAAGTGTCGCCAGAGAAAAACCCAGAGGCACCAGCCGCTCCGTCGTAAACTGCGCTACCTGAAACAAGGTTGACCCCTGGTCCGATCAAGGCTGCCGCCATGGCCGCTGCGTCGGTTGATGCGGTGACCGAAAATGGGCCTGATGAAGGTGGAACGCTTGTGCTATTGGCTCCGAACGTAGTCCAAGTTGTTCCGCGATCGGAGCTGTACTGCAGCAGAAATGAGCTGTAACGGCGAGTCTTGATGGTCATCAAGCTGCCGCTGCTATTGTAGCGCGATACAGACAAGGTGCCGCCAGCGGTATTGCCAACCTGATTCTCACCAGCCTTTCCGTTGATCGCACGCACCGTTTCGCATGACTTAAACCCGGTCATACCGTTTACGCTGATACCAACTCTTGACTTGAGAACAATTTCGCAAATTTTGTAGCCACGAACGGCGCCGAAAGAGGCAATGCCCATTCGGAAAATCTGAGCAGCCTGCGAGCACAGTTTGTAGCGGTCTTCCGTTCCGCTCTGCATCTCGTCAAAGTTGCTGTCAGGGGTGTACTCGTCCGGTAGGATGAGCGTTCCCGATTCCGGTGGATCAAGAAAGCCAGGCCCAACGAGTTGCACCGTCCCTTCTCGGACCACGATAAACTCATAGCTCATTGCGTTGCCTTCGCCTACTGGCTCCTGTTCCGACTCGCTTACAAATACGCTTTCAGCCGGATCCTCGGATATGCGCTCCTCTAGCACTGCCCAACAAGTTCCGATTAGGTAAAGCTCATTCGGGATAAGCGCAGAATCCGCCGAGTTCTGCACGCCAGTAACAGAGGCGGCCACGCCACGCATTTCCTCTTCAAACTCGGCATCATTTGTATTAACACGAGAATTAGTCGTATTGATCCTGATCTTGGTTTCCGCGTCACTCTTGTTGCCGAGAACATAGAGCAACCTGTCCCCAATGTTGACATCCCTGGTTACAATATCAAAGTCATCCGTTGCTGGGGTTTCCCAGGTGAACGAACCGGCTTCGCTAATTTGAGTCAGCGCACCACGCATCGACCAGCGGAACTTGCCTTTCCACAGCTCCACAAGCGCGGCGGCGTCATCATCGGTTCGCACGGTGTCGCTGTCGCTGATTCTCGCTGTGATCGTTGGCTGTATGGTGACAGTGGCCCTGTGCATCATCGCGTTGGGACACCAGCCATAGAGGCCAAACGCCGCGCTTGTCGAAGGGGTTTCGGTCATGCAGAAGGCTGACCGGAATTGTCCGTCTCCGATATTCAGAGAGAAGACATCTGCACCGCCAGCGTTCTGAAAGTTGCCGACATCTTTGGCTGCGGACCTGCCGGCAATCTGATCACCTCCGACGATTCGCCCGCCAGTCGGACGCCAGTAGATCGAATACCTTGCTCCATCGCTGGACGCCGTGCCAGTGTAGGAATAAGCTCCCAGGGTGTTATTGCCGAACGCCCAGCCCCTCGGATCCCATGCGTTTTCCGCCATGTCAGCGCTGCCAGCAAGGAAGATGCCTCGGAACATGCACGATCCGTTGTATGCCAGCATTTGCGACCACAGCATGGGCATGGCGACCCGGACGCCACCGATACCATTCTCGCGCTTGGCTATCACGACGGGAACGAATTGCCCTACCTCTGCCGGTTCCTGAACAGAACTGAAACCGAACCTCGGCGACAGCCTCTGATTGCTTGTCCTGGAATCGCGCTTGCCTTGGGAAACTTCAATCCTGCTTTGCTGTTGCTGCCTGGCCGGGAATAGCAGAGACGACAGCAGGGTGGTGCCGACAGCGATGGCGAGGTTCACCAGGACCGGCACGAGCGGACCGCACACTGGGCCTTCCGCCGGACGCTGGATCGAACGCTCAAGCGTGATCGCCTTCCATTGTTGATACTCCTTCTCCGATACGCCCAGGATCTGGGCCAGGCGCTTTTCGTAGGGGAGAAGTGGAATCATTTCAGGCGAAAAAGATTCAGCTTGCCGCAAGCGGACGCAGGGCCGGCAACCAAGCGACCATTATGGCGCACCGTAATGAAAGTTCTCTCGTCTGGCAATATGCCGACGCCGAAGCTGTCGTCGCGGTTATCGAACCGGATCAGCGCACCGGGCTCCGGCTTCTTGATGGGCTCGGTCATGGCCGCCCAGTCATGCCTCAGGCTCGCCCAGTGGCCCGCCCTGGCCATGCAGTACCACTCGGGCATGAGATGGGCTGGCCAGGGCATCCCCATGGCCTCCCGCGCCGCCTGAGCGGTCATAAAGCAGCACGCGGCACGCCCGTCCCTCGGGTCCGCCTGAAGCTCCCACGGAAGCCCAACCCAGTCGCGCCAGAACGTCGTCAAAACGTGATCCCTCCGCTTGCCGGCAGCGAGCCAACCTGGGCGAACGTCAATCTGCGAGTCGGTGCTGTGCCGGCCACAAAGTTCAGGGGGTTTGCAAGCCGCAGTGTAACAGGGGAGAAGTCATCCTCCTCGCCTGGGATCGAATCCGCGTATCCGAAGGAATCGCAAACGCAGATGGTAGAACTGAGAAAGTTTACCTCATTCCATTCGGGAATATCGTTTTCGTCTGCGGGAGGAGTGCAGGCCAGTAACACCGTGAACACCTTTATGAAATAGCGATCTTCCGATGCCTGCCAGAGTTTAGACGCGGAGATGATGTTGGCCGGTGCAATCAGCTCATACTCCCCAGCTTCCGCCCCCTGCGTCGATACGTCTCCGGCGATACTGTAGGGGCTGAACTGGTACTGCAGGCCATTGAACGTCCTTATTTCACCAGGGAAGTACGGCTGATACCGCTGAGGGGTTGGCAGCGGAGTTGCGTCGGCGGCCAGAAACTCGATGTAGTGAGTAACGGAAAGCATTAGATCCCCACGTAGTTACGGTTTTCCTTGCTGTTCCTCAGCCCAGCCATGGTGACAGCTTGCGACCGTTTCGTGGTGGCGGCCATACCCTTGCGGAACTGATCCTCGGTAACATA